AATTGCTCTTGATTGTTTTACCCCATCAATATCACCTGATTCAATAATATTTTGTGCTTCTTTTTCAATTCCCTTTATATTTTCAATGATACCCTGTGCCACAGAGGTATCAGATACACTAGGTTCTTCAACAGTTTGTTCATTCCTATCTTTACCTCCAAAGAAGTTTGATATAAAAGTTTTTACACCTTCAACCAAACCCTCTGAACTCGCATCTTCATTTTCCCTTTGATCATCTCTAGATTCTATAGATTCTTGACTTTCATTTACACCACCCTCCTGTGACTGGTTATTATTCATTTCATCAAGATTCATATCATTAGGCATTCCATCCACTAAATCACTATCATCATCTTCTTTTTTATCATCGGAGGGAGTTATATCATTATCATTAGTTTCATTTTGTTGACCTTGAACTTGACCATCACCTTGATCCTCTGTCTTATCTGATTTTGTGTCACCAGGTGGTTCAGGAGTATCAGGTGGCTGTATCAATTCTGGAATATCTTCATCTCCACTCTCAGTTTGAAGACCAACAGCTCCACCACCTTGATCATATTCACTTGCTACATCTATTAAATCTAATCTAGCTTTACTCAAATTATTATTAGCTTCATCAAGTTTATCTTCATTAGCTTTTTTTAATCCTAGCAAATCTATAAACGGAAGTTTAGATATCGCATCTGTAATTCCAACTCTAATACTTGTCAAGAAATCACCAACATAATCTATAAAATTTGTCAGAATCGTAGTTACTTTTCTAATTCTTCTAATCAAACCTTGTATCGATTTAATTATACCAGGTAATTGGTTGACGAACCAACCTATTAACACTATACCAAAGAAATCTAATATTCTACCTAAGAATCCTTTAGTACTTCTTGATACAAGAGCACCTTGTCTCTTTGCCACACCCTGAACTGTTGATGCTTCTAATTCATCTTCACGTTGTATTCTTCGTGCATTCTCTCTTCTCTTTGTAAAATATTTGTCGTCATTACCTATGAGAGTCCTTTTGAACTTATTGTTCTCGTTTGTTGTTTGTGCTATTTCAGAAGCTGTTGACCTAGCTTTAAATAATCCCTTTGTAAAATTGGTTACAGAATTACCTATTGCTTTTATACTGATTGATGATTTGAGAACTGCGTCTCTCCTTGCTCTAATATCTGACATTATACCACCACATTATACATTGTTTCAGTTAAACCTATAAAATTGTTTGTAAAATCAGATGTAGGTATATTTGGAAGATTATCACTAGGAGATTTTGAACTTATACCACCATTACCTGCGTTAGGATTTAATCCAGTTTGATTTTGAGGGAGTGAAACAACTTGAACATCATTATTATCAATAGGTTGAGATAATTGATCACTGACATTCAACTGTTGTTTTCTATTAATTGGTTGAATCCCATCAGAACTATTACCTATTGCTAATGAAGTATCAACTGCATCAAATTGTGTTACTGTTTGTGTACCCTCAACTCCTGAACCATCACCTTGACCATCATCAGTTTTTGGTTTTTCTACACCTGTAATCTTATCAGATAAAGCTTCAGCAGCACCTCCAGTAAACATACCCAAAAGTGCAAGACCAATTCCACCAATTATAGAACTAGATGGTTCAGGGAATAATGTCATTCCAACTAGAAATGGTGTAAGTGTTCCAACAAGTCCAGCAGTTGTTCCAGAAATTGCTTGAGTTTGTGTCTGTCCACCTACACCATCACCATCTTTATCCTCTCCAACTCTATTTCTATAATTAAAAAATGCTCCTATCGCTTCAAATGCTACAAATACTTTACCACCTAATTTTTGAATTAAACCTTTACTTACACCAGTTTTTGCACCAGTCTCCACTGACTCACTAACTGCTTTTTTTCCGAATGGAGACTTAAAGAAATTTTTAATTCCTTTAAAAAGGTTTTTTGGATTTAGTAATGCAATTGCAGCACCACCACCTATCGCTAAATTTTTAAAGAAATTTCCCTTTCCTGCTGCTTTGGGGAGATTTTTTAATCCTCGCAGGAGTATTTTCCTGAAATTACCAAGGTTTTTAAATACAAAAGTAGTAGCAGCAGCAAATGGTTTTTTAATCAAATTTGTGAATGCAAACTTTAATGCGAGACCAGCTAATGTACCGATAGTACCTATAATTTTTGTTATGCCAACTGTTAGTCCAATACCTATGGTAGCTAAAATTCCTAAGTCTGTCAGGAACTTTCTTTTAAACTCATTTAATTTGTCAATATTACCCTCTGAACCTAATCTAATGAAGGTTAATATTTTATCAGTTAACCACCCACCAGCAAGAATAAGTAAAAAATTACTTAATCTACCTAAAATACCTTGTGCAAAAGTTGCAACTCTCCTTACAGGAGATAACAATGCTACTTGAACTTTTTTCTCTAACTCAGACTCTTTTCCTTCTCTTAATCCCTGTTCAGCTAATATTGCTTCTCTTCTTTGTTTTGCTGCCTCTCTTTGTCTTTCTAATGTATCACTAATTGATAAATTATTTTGTATAACTGATAATGAACTATTTAAAGATCCAACTTGATCTGCTATATTTGTTAATTGACCTGATACTGTTGAAAGGGTCAACGAGTTTTGACTAAGTAAACTTGTAGTTTGTGGATCTGGTTGAGCAACTGGTGGTGGAACAGCACGACCAGTAAAGATACCAGAAGAAACACTCCTTCTAATACCTCTGATGCCTCCTGCTATTGGCGATGCTAAACCTTGTTCCTCATCCATTACGTTCTTGTTGTGCTTTTAAATTTTCCTCTTCAATGTATTGTTGTAAGAGCGAAATGTAAATTTCCCTTTCCCAAGGAATCATATTCTCAAGTTCAGTTAAACTATACTTATGATGCTGCATCATAGCGAAATTTAACTTATAGTATGACACAAGATCTTCATGTGCCATACTTATCCGAAAAAACTCTGCAGCCCCTCAATTTTAATTTCACTATCAACTTTGGTGTTTGGATTTGTCACATTAATTGTATGTGATAATTTGGGCATAGTTTCAAAGAAATTTTCAACCATCTTAAATTGATTGGAATTAAGTGATTCTACAAAATCATTTAATTCTTTTTTTGTACACTCTTGATGTGACCAAGATTCCTCCTCGGTATATACTTGATCAATACATTGAGCGATCAAATCAAAGGTATCATCAACCTTCATTTCATTTACATTATCAAAATTTGTTTTTATGAACTCACTTAATGATGGATACTTCATTCTTAATGTATATTGATCATCGAGTTTGATGTCAGTAGAGTGTCCCTTATCTTTATGAACTTTAATTTCATCAATATTAATGGACATTGGCACTTGTGTTTTTCCATCATCTGGACAAGTGACCATCACTTCTATGTGTTCTCCAACAGATTTTCCACGAATATTTAAAAACAAATATTCAATATCAAATGTAGCAAGTTTTTCAACTTTGATACCTTTAGATAAAATACATTTAGATATTACATCTTTAACTGCTCTTGCAATTGCTTTAGAATCTTGAGATTCCATCGCTAGAATTAATATCTTTTCTTCCTTAACTAAAAATGGTCTATATTTTATTTTCCTATTAGATGAAGGAAGAGTCAACTCATATGTTGGAGTTGATATGGTTGGTAATGGCATAATAATTACAACACTTCAGTATGATTATTTATAGGGTATATCAGAAACGAATTGAAGGGAAAGAAATTTTATTTGAAGGAGTTTGATTTCTATCTTGATAATTGAAACCTGATCCCTGATTTAATATATTGAAACTTGCGTTAGTTACTCTACTTAGTGCACTAGCATTCTTTCTTGCTGTAAATAAAGATGCTCTTCTGTCATTGCCTCTTTGATTATTTAAATCTATACCTAATGCTCTTGCTAATGAAGAAGACTCTCCACATACATATCTGTCAAAACTAAATTGAGCACTTGCTTTTAGGATTTGTGAATTTTGATATGAAACTCTTGTAGAGTTGAGAGATATTGGAAACAATCCTATAAATCTATACTCTAAAAATTGTGAGTGATTTCTCTCAAACTTCACAACTCTCGTATCATTAGATTTATACTCAATCGGATACTTCATTTTAAAATGATAAGTATCAGATGAAGGATCAGCAACTGAACCACTCGCTATGAAATCAATCCAGTGTTCTAAAAATTTAAGAGATCTATATTCATTATCAACGTAAAATTCAAAACTAATTTGAGTAAATTGTCTGGTATGTGCAAATCTTTCAGTTAAACCTTGAAAATCACCCGTTGTATTTACAGACGCTAAAGCACTACCAGGTAATACAGCATCTGTGCATAATAATCCAACATCATCTGCTATAAAGCGATCATTGACTCCTTTTGATCTTAAATATGTTCTACAGTCTCCCCTTGGTAATGAGAATTTTACAAGAAACTGTGATGACAAAGATACGTTCTGTAACTTTGGCATTATGTCTGATATCCCTCTCGGTCTCGGTGCTGCCACTCTAAATACATTTATAGTATAGTTATTTAGATGTCTTATAAGGGAAAATACTATCCTTCGTTTCCCAGAAAGTATAAAGGTGATCCAACGAATATCATTTACAGATCACTTTGGGAAAGAAAGTTTATGGTGTATTGTGATAAAAATAGTAAAATACTTGAATGGGGAAGTGAAGAAATAGCATTACCATATATTTCTCCACACGATAGTCGTGTACATCGTTACTTTCCAGATTTTTATATAAAGGTTCAAGAGAACACTGGTAAAATAAAAAGATATTTAATTGAAGTGAAACCACTTAAACAAACTGTCAAACCAAAAAGACCAAAAAGACAAACAAAAGGTTACATTCGTGAAGCATTTGAATATGCAAGAAACCAAGCAAAATGGAAAGCAGCACGAGAATATTGTGCTGACCGAATGTGGGAGTTTAAAGTAATTACAGAAAAAGAGTTAGACATATGAGTCGTATAGATCCCATAATGAAAAATCTTATCGGTAATGAAAGTCCCGATGATTTAGCAACAGAAGTATTAGGTGTCCTGACTGAAGGAAGTAACGTGCCTGAAGCAGGTAATTT